CGGCTGCGGAGGGCGGGCGTACAAGCCGCTAATCACCACCGAAAAGCCGCTTGAATCCTCAAGGGTCAGGGAAACGGTAACGCTTGCAAACAGCGCCGCTACCTGAGTCGAGGCAATCAGGAAACTGGCGCGAGTGTGCTGCGTCATCCCGACCGGGACATCAACAGAGAACAGGTCAGCCTCTGGTATGCCGATCTGCCGCGCCGTGTCCTGCATGACAGCGTCAGGCAAGAGGACGGGGATGATTGCCTGCCCGGCGGTGATGTACGCCTGTACGCCCATTACGCGTAGTCCTGCGGCGTGCCGACTTGGTAGGCCTGCGCGTCATTGCCGAGCGAAAGCACCGAACTTGCTTCGAGTTGTGTTTGTCCGTCATACCCAAGAGCGAGCGGTGCGGCAACGCTGGGGTTTGCGCCTGAAGGCCACCATTGACGGCGACCGCCTTCGGTGTAATACCCAAAGCTTGTTGCGCCGCCGCCGTCATACGAGCGAAGCGTCCGCGTGTAGACCCCAATAAACGTGCGCTGCCCTGCCGGGTCAACGTCCCCGTGATTGACTTTCCAGTCGTCATTGATGACCACAAAGCCAGCAGGGATGGGGCGGAACGTCCGGATGGGTGGCACGTTGACGCGAGAAACAACAGTCATTTCCTCTAGCGTGACTGATGCCTTTCCAGTCTGAAACACGAAATCAGTACCCTCGGTATAGAGCGTTTGCATCCGGTGCATACGCGTCTGAGTGCTAACATTAGTTGTTGTCTTTGACTGCTCTACGCACGTTGTTTGACCGTCGTCATTAAACTGGGCAAGTGCTTGGGCGTTCTTAAATGGCCCCGCTTGAATAACATCGTTAATAGTGTCAAACTCAGTTACTGGAACCTCAATACTAATGGTCGGGGTTCCCGGCGGGCAATATTCATTGATGACCGCAATACATGACGCAACCGCTATGGTCTGGGTGGCCTGTGTCTTTGCGCTTGTCTCGTTGTCTACCCAATGCGGGACACCAGCGACACCGTTGTAGGGGCTATACGGGTCAGGGAGAGCGGGGCAAGCGCGACCAACTGAGAAGTATTTACCAACAATCTGAGCGAGCGGCACGGGATAAGACGCTACTCCTGCAATATCCGATGCAATTGCTGGCGAAAGCGCGTCCATCTCAAATCGGATCTTTGCTTTCTTGAGCATATCTTGCTCGGTTACAACTATCCGCATGATCTTGCAGCGTGCAAAAATGATGCGTGACTGAGCAAGAACTACCGCCGCCCAAATCAAACTCCGGACATCGCCATTGACCGCTCCCTCTAAATCGCAAGAGAAGCGCAATTGTCCCCATGCAAGCATATTTCTATTACGCTCGTAAGTGAATTCAGCCGAACCAGCAAACGCGGCATCAGGCAACGCTGTGCGAGCTTGCGAGTCGGTGATCTCGTAGATAAGCGAATTTCCCGCCTCGTTGTAGGCATAGGTCTGAGACTCACGCCGCCAATTCCCTACGCCCGGGGCAATCGGAAGAATCGCTCGGCGAAACAAATCCGCGTAGGGAGCCTTGCCGCTTACGGCTCCTGACGATCCGCTTGTGGCGGCTGTAGCCGTTGTTCCCGTAGCCGCAAGGTCAACTACCAATACGCCCGACACCGTGCGCGTGATATGCCCGCCAGCGTCAAGAGCGAAGCGAGATGTCCAACGGTGCGAAAGAATTGGGTACGGGCTTGGGGTTTGTGAGTTCCCGTCTAGCGCCAACGCCGCCGAAATCGTGAAGTTGACAATACAAGCTCGGCGACCATTTATTTCCGTTACCGCAATCGACATCAGAGGGCCGCGCATGGTGTCGGGGTGGCTGATGTTGAGAAGGTCTTCCGTGCCTTCTGGCGTTGTCACGCTGATGTAGACATTGTCTACGCGTCCCGTGCCTTTTTGAAATCGTGCCATCAAATCGGTATAAGTGTTTGTGCCGTCCGAAATCAAGGCGCTGCCAGCAACGTGAACCTCGTATCGAATCAGCGTGTAGCCATCTTCCGCGTAGACGGGCTTATGCTCATACGACGAAATATTGGTGTAGGGAAGCGTGTAGGTCGTTGAGTCAAACGTGAACGAGACAAAGGTGCTTCCATTGGTTGGCATTAAACTCGCGCCCCCATAAGTCGTAGATCGTCTAGGAAAGGTTTATTGAGTTCTGAGAAATCAATTTCAGGCTTGGTGTTGAGATTGATTTCCCGAATGTCCTTGCCAATTTGTTCAATGGCAACGCCGAGGTTCTTAAAGAAATCACCACCCATAGACGTAGGAAGCACACTAGCAGCCATCTGTAAGCCGATACCGTACAGTTCAACTAAACGTCCAATGATGTCAATGACTTTGGGAAGCCATGTTTCTAAATACTGCAATACCTTGGCTACTTGTTGCAGAATTGGGCCGACAATGGTGGCTCCTACGGTGGCAAATACGGATCGAATCCGGAACAGCGACCGCTCAATTTCACCCTCCGCCGACACCACCCTTGCAGACAATGCGCCGCCCATGTTTGCGGCTCGCATTTTCTCCCCCATCATTGCCATTTCATTGCCAAGGTCTGCAAGCTGAACGGCTGGGCTGTACTCGCGGATATCGTCTACAAACTCTAGAACAAACTGGCGCAACTGCATAAACGCGTCGTAGATCATCTTGGCCGCTTTGATTGTTTGAACAACAGCAATCTTAAGGGCAGAATATATCGCAGTAATGATTCCGCTGACCATTTCCGAAGCCAATGCAGCGACTGAAAGCCCACCAGACATTGCTTTGCCTATGCCACCCGCAGCGCCGCCCGCAGACGAACCGCCGCCCTCGTTGATGTCGATAGTAATCTTGCCTAGGTCTTGCATTACTGAACCTCCCAAGTCATTTCAAACGCGCACAGGAAAGTCTCGGTTCCACGCATCCAGCCGACCGCCTCGTCTACGGACTCAATCTGCCCACCGCTGCGCCATGTGAGCGGGATGGTCAGCCGACCGCCGAGCGTGTTCTGGATCAGGAGCGTGCGTAGCCCGTCGATGAATTGCTCAATACCTTCATCCCCAGCAATGCGCTCGGTAGCCCGGTTGGTGTTGTCAAACAGGCCGCGCCACCAGACCGTAATGTTGATCGTTGACTCAAGCAGACCAACGCCGCTACGAGGGTGCAGGGCAGAGTCTCCGCTCGGGACGATCTGTACCGCATACTGGGCAAGCATCTCGTCTCCGGGCTTCTCCGCCACATAGACGGCATCCCCGTAGTTGTTTGCAGACATCCAATCGCGGATCGTGTCGCGGAGCGCAAGCCAGATGCCCGCGTTACTTTGCACGGTCATTGGTTTGCCGCCTTGCTGTGTTCGATTTGCATACGCGTCTTGAAGGCAAGGGATGCGTCACCCGTAGTAAGGCGGATAATGTGTTCCGTCAGCTCGGGCGATCCAAACGCAACAGCAATGCCTTGCGCGAATACGAGGGACTGTCGCGCTTCAATCATGGGGATGTTCTGCGCTAGTCCCATTGCCGTGTTCTCATCAAATTCCGAGGGGAGCCGTCCGTATGTCGCAACGAATAGGGATACCCCCCTTGCTATTTTCCCGCCTGCTCTACCGCCTGACCCATACGCGCAAAGACTGCAAAGAGGATCTCGTCCGACGCGTTAGCAGCTACTTCGGGCGAGCGTGCTACTTTTCGTAAGGCTGCTGCGACATCCGCGACTTGCGGTTGCCCGTCTTGCTTCCCGCTCAATGCGGCGAGCGCCTCGTTCCATTGAACCACCAACGCGCCGGACGGGATTTCTACGCGGAAGAGAAGCGGGTCGGTATCTGGGGTAAGGTCGATCATGTCAGGAAGTATAAGAGGCGGCGAGCAAATTGCTACCGTCTGGGATGGCGCGGAAGGTCAAACCCATACGCTGCTCGACGTTGCCGAATTGCGAGTGCGCGATTGCGTCACCCATCAAGTAGCAACGCCCAAAGGTGTAGCCCGTCTTCCCGACTGTTGCCGGGTCAATCTGAACCCCAAACGTCCCGCTATCGCCAACCAAGAGGCGGCCAACGGTCGAGCTGTACGCCGCCCCGCGCTGGCGGGTCTGTAGGCTCGTCAAGACCGTCGCATCCCACTTGACCAGCGTGACAGTAATCGTCGCGCTCGTGTTTTGAACCACCATTTCCTCAGGAGTCGCACCCGAGGCGACGGTTTTGATTTCATGGATGTTGTCCGAGTAGGAGACTTGCGGGAGGCTGTCGTTGTCAGTCTGCCCCAACTCAACATAGCCAGAGCCGACATTGACGAAGATTGACGTTGGGCCAGCGACGAAGATTGCAGTTGCCATTACTTGAGTTTTCCTTTGAGGATCTTTGCTAGACCGATTCTAATGGTTTTGCCTATGGCACTAAATTCCACGGCGGTCGGGACAAGGAACGGACGGGCGGGAACAGTCACGCCGCCCCATGCCATAAGGTAATCCTTGCCTTGGGAAAGTTTGTCAAGACCCGCGCCAGTCGCATGGGTCTTCTTCGCCTTTTTTGTCAGCGGGATGAAGTTAGGGCCGCTAGTTGAGAAGCCCTTCTCATGGTAGATGCCGTAGATAAACCCCTGCATAGTTACGGATACGCGTGCTGGGCCAGTCTGCTCGGCTTTTGCTTGAATTGACCGCATGAGATCCCCGGTAGCGCGAAGGGGTTGTTCCCCGTTTCGGTAAGACTGCCCAGTCATCTTGTACTCGGTCACCATGACGTTCTTTACAACGAACGAGCCGTCCTTCTTCTTGCGGCTGACCGCCTTGAGGACTTGACGCGTTGCGCTGGCTGTCTGCCCCTCCCGGGGCTTCTTGGTCGTCCAGAACTCGCCCGATATGGGCTTGAGCGCCGCGAGGGCAACCGTCTCCCCGTTCGGGCCGCGTCCTTGGCTCTTGTCAATGTGCTTCTTGGCGTAAGCGGAGATAGCCGCCGCAATGCCATTGCGGACAGACTCGTTGGCAAGCGCCTTGGATACTCGTTTACGCCACGGCTCCACGTCAGCGCCCCGGCATCGTGTTCGGGAGGCGAGGACGGAAGAAAGCGGAGTTGCTTACCCCGTTGTACCACGCGAGCGTCTGCAATGGGGTGGCTTGCACCGCTGGCACGCCCGCACTAGCCGCCTTGGCGACCGTACCGAATATCATCTTCCCGTCCCGGAGTGCTTCCAGCATTGAGTACGCCTGCTTGAGACGCTGCTCCACGGCTGGGGTGATCTTCATGGCGCGGCGCTGAAAGAGCGCCTCAACCGCCAAGTCAACTACGAGCGTCATCAGCAGGGGGTCGTGAGCCGCTGAGAGCGTCGTTAAATCCAAATCGGTGTAGATGTTGCCTACACGCGTGTACGCCTGCACGATCCCCGTAGCGCGTTCCAGAGCGTGCGT